AGATACTCCTACTCTAGTGTATACACCTGTATACATATGTTAACACATGTGTAACACTACGTATACACTATTGATATACCTCCTCCTACTCCTATATGTAAACACAAGCTACCAGATGCTGACATATGTTAGCACCTGATCTACATGTGAGGACTGACATGCACGACCAACAGTTACAGGTCGAACAGGAGATGTTCCTTGAAGCCAAGCTCAGGCAGCAGAGGGACAACAGTAAAGCAGTCAAAAGACAGGCGTGGTCTGAGTCCAAGATTGGCAGGACTTACACCAGTCAGGCCACGTCTAAGTTTGTCTACACTGTGTCGGACAAGCTTGCCTCTTTTGACCCTAACAAGTCTGGCAGCAATGCTAGGGCTATTAAGCTCATGGCCCAGAGTGGTCTTGAGCCTGAGGTCATTGCTCACCTGTTCAGCAAGACGCTCTACAATCTGATCCCTCTGACCCACAGGAAGAGGCTCAGGAAGGTAACGCTCTGTGTGAAGGTGGGTGACACCATTCACGATGAGATGCGGATCAGGTTCTTTGCTGAGAACAAGAACAGGAAGAACCTATTGAAGAAGCTCTTCGCTCAGTTTGACAAGAGGACCTACCCTAGGCACTGGCGTAAGCGGACGATCCTCAACTACTTCCACGCTGAGCAGCTCTCGTGGTCTGTCTGGTCTACGGAGCAGAAGGCTATGGTGGGAGAAGCTCTCCTCATCTGGTTCATCGAACAGGTGGGATTGGTCTCCATCTCTGACACTGGTGGCTATGTTGACCCTAGTCCACACCTGATGCAGCACGTGCAGGACACCCTGCTCTCCCGCATCCTTGAGTTCATCTTGTACAAGCCCATGCTCGTCCCTCCACGTCCGTGGGGTGAGAGCAACCTGTTCTCAGGAGGCTACTACTCGAAGGACAGGGTGAAGCCCTATCCGCTCGTCAAAGGTACGAATCGGAAGGACAAGGACAGGCTAGAGGCTAGGGATTGGTCTCGTATCATCCCGGCTGTGAATGCCTTGCAAGAAACACCTTGGCGTGTGAACACCCGTGTCCTCGATGTACTCGATTGGTGCATGAAGGTACGAGGTGGTGACATGGCTGGTCTTCCAGCTATGGATGACAAGCCTCTGCCTCCCAAGCCCATTGGGTACGGTGAGGATGAAGCAGTCACCAAGGAGCATGACAAGGTTTGCTTCCTGATCCACTCGGCTAACCGTGAGATCAAGAGCAAACGCCTGTTGGTCCTTGCAACCTCTGCGATAGCCAATGCCTTCAAGGGTGAACCCGCTATCTACTTCCCTCACAACCTCGACTCTCGTGGTCGAGCCTACCCTGTGCCTGTCTTCCTGAACCCTCAGGGACCGGACAGTACGAAGGCCCTGCTGGAGTTTGCTAACGGGGAGCAGATCACGTGTGAGGATCACGCTAACTGGCTGGCGATTGCAGGCGCTAATGCTTACGGTAACGACAAGGTATCTCTGGCGGAACGCATCGAGTGGGTGAAGCAAAACGAGTTGATGATAGTAGATGTCGCTCGTGACCCTTACCACGACTTGCGCTGGCAAGAGGCGAGCGAGCCTTTCCAGTTCCTCAGGTTCTGCTTTGAATGGGCAGACTACAAGGACACTGGGTTTGGCTTTGTGTCGCACATGGTCGTCCCTGTGGACGCTACGTGCTCAGGTCTCCAGCATTACTCAGCCATGCTGCGTGATGAGATTGGCGGTCGTAGCACGAACCTTGTTCCCGGTCTGCCTCGGCAGGACATCTACGGGGATGTGGCGCAGAAGACCATCGAGAAGCTGGTGCGTGAAAGCAACCAGTACCCTCTCGAAGCAGCGAACCTGATCAAGTATGGGATCAACAGAAAGATCACCAAGCGTCAGGTCATGGTCGTCCCTTACGCTGGGACGTTTGCCTCCTGCATGGAGTACACCCGTGAGGCTGTGCTCGAAAAAATAAAGGAAGGGCATCCCTGCCCGTGGGACAGCAGTGACACTGAGGTCCACACGAAGCACATGGTCCTTCTCTCCAAGCTCATCTGGGAAGCCATTGATGAGGTGGTCGTGAAGGGCAAGGAGGCGATGCGGTGGCTCTCACAAGCTGCACAAGAGTACACCAAGTGGGCTAATAAAAACCTCTCAGGTCCAGCGCACACCAAGTGTATGCACTGGTTCACACCTGATGGCTTTGAGGTCATCCACTACCGGGTGGACCATAAGAAGAAGCAAATCCAGACCTACCTAGATGGGAAGACACGCAGTATGCAGATCAATGTAGACACTGACCACCTCTCGTCTAAGGACATGGCTCTGGCCGTGGCTCCCAACTTCGTCCACTCGATGGACGCTTGTTTGCTCCGTGCCTCCATTATGAAGGGGCTGGACAAGGGGATCACAAGCTTCGGCATGGTCCACGACAGCTTCGGCGTGCACGCAACCCGCATGACCGAGTTCCTCAATAGCTGCGTCAAACCAGCCTTTGTGGACATGTACCAGAGGGACGTACTTGAGGACTTCAGGAGCAAGCTGCCACCTGACCTCGATCTGCCATCCCTGCCTACCAAAGGCCAACTGGTCCTAGAGGACGTGAAGGACTCTGAGTTCTTCTTTTCCTGAACTGTTACGCTACGGGTAACATTCCCGTGGCGTACCCAATCTCAGACTACAGCACCAAAACGCCTTTGGTGGAGCTTTCAGAATGCCAAAACAGAACCCCAAGACCGAACACGACATCATGCCTCAGATCAAACGGATCGTGAGGGATGCCATCAAGGACGGTCTGATCAGGTCTGTGTCCTTGAAGGACTTCGACCACAAGATGAAGACCCTCAAGGGTAACGATCTCGAAAACTACATCCAGAAACTGTGGGATGAACTATGACGAAAACTCAGAAGGTAAACTTCAAGACCCCTCGTGGGACTGCGAAGTACCCTCGACTCGACCAGCCGTATAGCTGGAACGAAGCTGCTGGTCGCAATATGCCTGACCCCGAAGGTCAGTTTGAGACCCGCATTATTATGCCTGAGAAGGATGCCCAGCCTCTGATCAAGACGATCAAGGATGCCATCGCTGCTGCCGGGGTTAAGCCCAAGCATCTGCCGTGGAAGCCTGAGGTTGACAAGGACACCGACGAGCCTACTGGCAACATCGAGTTCACCCTGAAGCGTTACGGTAAGGACACGCAGGGCAAGCCTAACAAGATCGCATTCTTCGACTCGAAGGGTGTGATGATCAAGCGTGACGTTGACCTGACCTCAGGCAGCGTTGTGATCTGCTCTGGCTGGATCAATGTCAGCAAGATGGCAGCACGTTTGAACCTCAAGGCTGTTCAGGTAATCAAGCTCATTGAGCGCGAAGTCGAAGGCTTCGAGGCTGTTGAGGATGATGACGCATACGTCGCAGAAGACGACGAGACGGATAACAACGACTTTGACAATGAAGAGGAAGCCCACAGCGGGCGTCCGAACTTCTAATGGCTTTCGCTCCGGTCTGGAGCAGAAGATTGCAGAAAGTTTGGACAAGGCTGGTGTGTCGTACACATACGAGGATCAGGTCATTGAGTATCTCAAGCCTGCAAAGATCGCTAAGTACACACCAGACTTCGTACTAGAGAACGGAATCATTATTGAGGTCAAAGGACGTTTCCTAACTGCTGATCGCCAGAAGCATCTGCTAGTGCGAAAGCAGCGTCCTGATCTCGACATCCGGTTCGTGTTCTCACGGTCTAAAGAACGCATCAGTAAAAAGAGCAAGACTACTTACGCCATGTGGTGTGAGAAGCACGGCTTTCTTTACGCTGATGAAACAATTCCACAAGAGTGGTTACAGGAGAATCCCAAATGAGCTGGGACTTTGACGACGATTACAACGAGTACGAGAACGGTAAGAAGAACTACGTTGAGTTCAAGTGTGTGCAGTTCAACGCCGATGGCGAACGCACCGCTACGATCCAGCGTTTCGTTCGTGGCGAAGACACTGAGTATCTTCCCAACCTTCTCACTGAGTTCGCTTACTTCCTTCAGGGCATGACCTTCTCCTACATCAACGGCGTCGTTGCTGTTGATCGTAAGGGTGAAGACATCTCTTGCTCTGAGTTTTGATTATGGAGTCAGCGAGCGAGTACTTGTTCAAAGAGCCGTGCCCATCATGCGGTAGCCGAGACAATCTCGCTCGTTACTCTGATGGTCATGGCTGGTGTTTTGGGTGTGGCTACTATGAAAAAGCGGAATCCACTAGCGAGGGCACTGAATTGCAAATTGTTCAGACAACGAAAAGTCGAAAGCAAGAAGGTGTACTCACGCTGCAAGGTGAAATCACAGACCTTCCGGCACGTAAAATCCGAGAGGACACGTGCCGACATTGGTCTTATCGTTTCGGTAGCGTAAGTGGTAAGCCTGCTCAACTGGCCTACTACCTTGATGAACACCGTCAACCAGTAGCTTGTAAGGTTCGCTTCCCTGACAAGAGCTTCACCATCCTTGGCGATATGTCGAAGGCTGGTCTCTATGGTCAGTGGCTGTGGCCTGCTGGCAACGGCAAGATGATAGTTGTGACGGAGGGGGAGATTGATGCTCTCACTGTGTCGCAGCTCCAGCAGAACAAGTGGCCTGTAGTCAGTGTGCCTAATGGCGCACAGGGTGCAGTCAAGGCTGTCAAGAAGTCTCTCGATTTCCTCAACTCGTTCGAGAACGTGGTCTTCATGTTCGACATGGACGAGCCGGGACAGGCAGCAGCGCAGCAATGTGCCGAGCTGTTTGAACCGGGTAAAGCCAAGATCGCCAAGCTTCCATTCAAAGATGCCAACGAGTGTCTACAGAATGGCAAAGGCGACGAGGTGATCAGGGCCATGTGGTCCGCACAAGTGTATCGCCCTGATGGCATCATCAACGGTGAGGACTTGTGGGAACAGATCACAGCAGAAGACAACAGAACCACAATCCCCTACCCGTGGACCTTCCTCAACGAGAAGACACACGGCATCCGTACAGGCGAGCTTGTCACTCTGACGGCTGGCTCAGGTATCGGTAAGTCTGCCGTTGTTCGCGAGATTGCCTACCACCTCATCCAACAAGGTGAGCGTGTGGGTATGCTCATGCTCGAAGAGTCAGTCAAAACGACAGCTCTTGGTCTCATGGGTTTACATCTGAACAAGCGGCTGCACATCTCGACAGAGGGTGTGACCAAAGATGAACTCAAGCAAGCATTCGATGCGACCTTGGGGACGAGCCGTGTTTACCTGTTTGACCACTTCGGTTCGACACAGGTTGAGCACCTATTGTCTCGTGTTCGCATTCTGGCTCGCAGTTTCGACTGCAAGTACATCTTCCTCGATCATCTCAGCATTGTTGTCAGTTCGATGGAAGAAAGCGGTGATGAGCGCAAGCTTATCGACCGAACAATGACCCTATTGAGGACGCTAGTCCAAGAGACGGGTATTGCGCTGATCGTTGTTTCCCACCTGAAGAGACCTGAAGGCAGGGGCCACGAGGAAGGCGCACAAACATCGCTTAGTCAGCTACGTGGATCACACGCCATCGCTCAGTTGAGTGACATGGTGATTGGTCTTGAGCGTAACCAGCAGGGTGATCAACCCAATGAGACTGTCTTCAGAGTGTTGAAGAACAGGTTCTCTGGCGAGACTGGTGAAGCTGGCTCCTTGTTCTACGACAAGGACACAGGGCGATTGACCGAGGTCCCTCCTGCACAGGAGCTATTCTGATGTTTGACGGTCCAGACTACGTTGCTGAACGCGACGAACAAAGGCTTACAAAGCAGTACATACGTATCTTTGAGTTGATGCGTGATGGACAGTGGCGAAGTTTGAATGAGATTGAGAAGCTTACAGGTGATCCTCCTGCTTCCATCTCAGCCCAACTTAGACACATGCGTAAGCCACGTTTTGGAAGCCACAAGGTGGATAAGAAATATGAAGGCAGCGGCCTTTACCTCTATCGCCTGATACCAAACACTTAATGAAGGAAACCTCCCATGAGCGAAGACCTGATGTTCCATATGGCCGACGTTGCGTGTGTTCGTGCGTGGGAAGATGAGGGCTGGGGGCCTTACCATAAGAAGCTCCTCACTATGTGCCTAAAGACAGAACAGAACGGTTGGAAAAGGAAAAACGGAATGCGTCAGATCGACAAGATTCTGAATCACATGCGGAAGAATGGCTCCATCACTCAGCGCGAGGCATACATCGACTACGGTGTACAGAGCTTTCACCGCCGACTTACCGAGCTGAAGGACGAAGGCTTTAAGATTACGAAGGTGACGAAGACTCATCCGACCACTGGTCAGATGTACTCACGTTACTACCTCGAAGAAGGGAAGACACGTGCCACGGCCTAAGAAGAAATCTGAATGGCCCTCACCTTATGCCTTACCGCAGGAGCAATCTGCTTCATCACCTACTGCATCGTCGGAAGAAAAGATCGTTAAGTGCAGCGAATGTGCTTACGCTTCCGTAATGAGCAGTGAAGTCTGGCGTGTATGTGGACTCAAGTTGCCTCAGCACTACAAGGTGATTGGTCCTCCTGTTACGCACAGAGATGACTACTGCTCTTTCTTCAAACCAAAGGGGTAACAGTTGCGGCTCGTATTCGACCTTGAAGCAAACGGCTTGTATTACGAAGCGAGCCGCATCCATTGCCTTGTTGCAAAGGACATTGACA